CCAGTTGCAGCACCATCAAAAGTATAAGCAAACAAGTTAGCATTTTTCAATGCAATAGTATAAGTACGGAAAACATCGTTTCCAACAAAGATAGCAACGTCATCCTTATCAACGATTTGCGCTGGAATAGCCTTATAAACTGAATCCAATACTGCAATCACGTTAGAAGTAGTGATACCAGCAGAAGCAGCCAAAGGAGTTCCATAGTAAGTAGTTGTGTTAGCGTGAACAACTGAAGCAGAAGCAGCAGCAACTAACTTAACAAAACCATCAAACTTATTCAAGTTACCATTTGCAGAAGCAGTATCTCCAGTCCAAATAGCAGTCTCTAATTGAGCAGCAATTCTTTGAGACTTCTTATTAGTATAATCAGCAGCGAAAGCGATTGAATCGTAAGTGCTTCCAGCTGATAATGCTTTTTGTAAATACTTAGACTCTAAACCTTTTGGACATAATGCCTCTTGTACTTTAATTTTTCCAACCGTTACACTTCTTTGAGTGAAAGTAGTTGTACCTGATGCGTTGAAACCGCAATCGCTATCATCTTGAAAGAAAGCATCAGTATCCATAATACCAATTTTCTCAGAAGATTTTACTCCAACTAAAACGTTTCCTTGAGACTTAATCAAAGAAGCAGTTTTTGAGCCAAGAACTGAAGATGTTACTAATAATGCTTCGTTTTCTTTGGCGTAATCCGTTAATGAACTTACAACAAATGCCATAATTTTTCTTTTTTAAAAATTTAATTTAAAGTTTTTACTCTTTCCAAGAATCGCTCTATCTTGTCAGCTTTTGGCTCAACGATTCTAAAATTGTTTTTTGGATTTTGAATTGGGTCAGCTACTGGAGTCTTTGAAAATCCTTCCAATACGCTTAACATTTCGCTAAATCCTTGATTAAACTTGCTCTCTAATTCTCCTAACTTGTTTTTCAAAGCCTCATTCTCGGCTTGCAAGTAAGTGATAGTAGCATTCATTTCATCAAATTGAGAATCGGCTTCCATAGGAGCTTCTTCTGAAGTTGGTGCTTCGGCTTGAGGAGTTTCAATTCCTTCAACTTTACCACCAGCAACGGTAATCATAGTACCATCAGCTAATTCATACTCGCCATCGGGAGCAGATACTGAGTTACCTGATTCATCAACAAGCATAGCATCTGCGCCAATCTCTAAACTTGATAAGTCGATTTTGCTACCATCTTTAAGGTCGTAAGTTTCGAATACCAATTGAGTCGCTGGCTCGGATGCAATTTCTTCAGTTTGTTGAACGGCATTATCCGCTAACATAACTTTAATTTTTTCAATTGCTTCTGAAACGTTCATAAATTGTTTTTACTTATTTGATTATAAATACTGATTAATTAATACTTTATCATTTAGACTTGTTCTAAAATCGAACATATCTCAGACCATAGAGATTCTTCAACGCTCATAGGTTGCTTTTCTTTCTTGTAGTTAAATACCCCTTCAACACTAAATCCTTTAAATTCTCCTGATTTAATCTTATTCCAAACGGATTCGTTTTCAACTTTAAAACTACCAAACCAAGAGCCTTCAGGAGCATCTTCAAATCCTTTCATTGCAACGATTCCCCTTGAAGAATCTACAAGCCAAGATTCATACATCGTTACTCCTTCAACTGCTAAAGCCTCATCGTGCATCAAGTTTACATTTGATTGATAACCTTTCTTAAAGAATTTTTGTGCTATCTTCTCAATCGTTCGAGCAGTAAAAGTAACATAGTATTCGCCATTTTGGTCGTTGCGATAAATAGGAGTATCTGCTAACATTAATGCGCCTGATACGATTCTTCTATCCTCTGACTGAATAACAAATTTTGCCTTGTCTTCTTTAAACTTTAAGAAATCTCTTTCAATTGCTGGTCTATCCACCAAAGCAACAAAATCAACTTCAACATCATCGTTTAAATCTTCGCTTATTTCTAATTGATAAATTGGTAATTTCATATTATTTGTTTTTAAATTCTTGCAGAGTTTTCAATTCTCCTTATTCTTTTTTGACTTCCCGTAATATCTGATTCGACAACGTATGCCCTTGCTGCAACGTTTCCAATTGCATTTAAAGAAGTTTGGTCTAAAGCAGTTGGCGCATTAGGAGTAAAACTTGGAGTTACTGGCGCACTCATTAATCTTGGAGACATACTTCCACTTGTATCACTTGCACCGCCAGGAACTGGAGTATTGATAATTGATTGAACAGTCATTAATCCTTGTGCAATTGTAGCGGCAGCGGCAATAAATGAGAATGGCGCTGGTAAATCTTTTAATGCTCTTGATGCTCCAACATAAGTATTAATCGTAGCATCTACAATGCCTAATGCTTTACTAAGTACCGTTCCTTCTCCAGCTAATTGTGCAGCCGTTCTTAATCCATTACTAATGATTCCTAATTTTTCATCCTCAGTTAATTTTCTTATTTTAACTTCATTTTCAGCACCTTTTTGAATAGAAGTATTAACTGCATTTATAAGAAGCGTTTGTGTTTTTAATTTTTCTTTTGCTTCCTTATCGGATTGCTTGTCAAGTTTTTTTAATTGCTTTTCAGCATATTCTTCTTCTTCTTTTTCAAATAACTTCCTCCGTTCTTTTGCTAATTCAAATTTCTGTAATTCAAATTTTTTCTCAATCTGCAATAATGCCTCTTGATGTCCAGCAAATAATTCTTGGTCAATAGCATATTGAGCCTTTAAATCTGCTAACTTATTTTCGTATTCAGTACTTCCAATTTTTTGTAATTCAAAAAGTCTTTTGATTCTTGATTCATTTAAAGCAATTTCTTTGTCAGCTTCTTCTTCTCTTTTCTTTAATTCTTTGTCGGCAGCAGCTTGATTAATTTTGCTTACATCAAGTTTATACCCAGCTAAATCATTTTTTAATTTAGTGATTTGTTTATTTGTTTCTTTTGAGGTTTTTTCTCCTTCTGCTTTTACTTGCTCAGGGTCAAATACTAATCCAGCTATTCCCCCAGCAAATTGTTTTTGTAATCCAAAGTTTTTTCCTAATGCCTTTCCTACTTGGTCAATAGTTGTTAATACAAAAGTTAATGGTAATGTAACAACACTTATTACCGCTTGTAATATTTCTTTATTTCTTGCGGCAATTTTTTCTTGTGATTTAGCAACTGATTCTTGTGTTTCTAATAAGGCTATTTGGCTATTAATAGTTTCTTCAGTTTGCTTAATTTTAATAGCAAGTATTTCCTTTTCACTTTTACCCTGAAGTTTTAATAAATTCTCTGATTCGGTTATTGAATCAAGGTTTTTCTTTTGAGCATCAGCCGTTTTTTGAGTATCTGCAAGGACTTTCTTTTGTTCTGATGATACTCCACCAAGTATTCCTTTAATATCATCCCAATAAGCAACGATTGTACCTAATGCAATTACTAATAATCCAATACCAGTCGACCCAATCGCAGCACGAATTGCTTTAAATGCATCTAAAACAACTGACTTTAAAACAGAAAATGAATCTTTTAATTCTCCTAATGCTTCTAATCCTTGTGATAATGCTAAAGCAGATTGAACTTTCAATAATGTTTTAGCGACATCTTCAGACTCAACTCCAAACAAACCAATTGCACCTTGTAAACCTCCAAAAGCACTGGCTAATCCACTTAAAGCAGAAGTCGCAGCTTTAAATTTTGTATCAGGGTTAAACCCATTAATTAATTGATTTGATAAGTCAATTTGGTCACGAAGTTGTCCAGCACGTTTCGCTGCTTCGGTTGCTTCTTTTGAAGTAACTCCATACTTTTCAGCTAATAATGCAACTTGAGCAGTCGCATCTCTGAGTTGTTTCTTTATTGAAATTACCGTTTCTTCGGCTTGCTTTCCACCACCAAATTGTAAATCAAATCCAACTATTTCGTTAGCCATCTTATTCGTATGTTAATTCCATCAATCTTAATAATTCTACTTTAGTCGTTTGTGGTATGCTTGGGTTGAAATCAATGACTTTATTTAATCTCCATAATGCTCCATTTATATAAATCAAACGAGCAAAGTCAAGAGAATAAATATCTTGTACGGTTAAATATAAA